TTAATTTGTTATGGTTTCCATCAATTCTAGACGTTTCATAACAGAGTCGACTTTTTTTGCGTTGAATGGTTTGGCGATAAAACCTTTAGCACCAAGTTCCCAAGTGTTTTGAACATTCTCAAGACTGTTATGGCCAGAGCACATAACAACATGTGTATGTGGATGATGGTCGTTTAAGTATTCAAGAATTTCCGTACCATCAGTATTGGGTAGCTCAATATCAAGAAAGATAACATTCGGTGACTTTTCTTCGATAACAGTTTTAGCTGATTCAAAATCTCGACTTTCTAAAATATCTTCAAAGCCAAGACCAGTCAAAATTTGGTTTAGATAATCTCTGATGTCTTGCATATCATCAATTATCAAAATAGGTTCCAACGGCTTCACAAATTCCATATTGTTACATCTTATCGTTACATCTCAAGTTGATAGTTTTAATATAAGTCATGAGATAAGTAAGCTCAAGAAACAGACACTAATAAAATGAATAATATGATAAAACACCTTCTTAATGTCCGATACCGTCTAGTATTGGACTTAGTATGCATGGAGAATAGGTATGGCTATGTACAGATACCCAACTTCCTATAATTCATATTATGTTAAATAACATATTTATGTATATTAGTGTAAGGGGTTGTTCATTTCTAGAATTATGGAGGTATGGAGATTTTCGCCCTAGTGTTTTGGAAAAGCCTGTAAATACTGACCTCAGATAAACCCAAGCCGAAAATTCATGATTTTTGAATTACGCTTGTTTTTAGACGAAACATGTTCAAACTGACTCATTATCTGATCATTCCTGCTCATTTTACGTTTAGAATTAGATCATTCCTGATCGTTTAACTTTTCTTTAAACGCACTTTAAACGTCATTTAAATGCTCTTTAAATATTCTGAGCGAGCAATCTTTAAATCTTTTCTGCTGCTATGACTGTATTAAAGTTTGGTCCCAGTTCAATTGTGATCATAAAGTCTTGGTACGTCATTTTAATTTTGTTATCTATATATGTGTACGCATTTGGCTTTTGAATAGCGTTCATTAGCTGGTGAATTTGCTCAACAGATAATTGGCCAGCTAACAGTTTTTCAATTTGCGAGCTGCTAATCGTAACAGCGCTACTATATATAGGTGCGTTTTTTCGTGACAGCTCATTTAGGAAAAATGCAGGCAAGTGCCCTAACGTAAATTCTTTTCCATCTACCATCGGTTTTTTAAGTGTAATCTGAGCTGCTTTTAAATTTACCTGCTTTTTATAATATTGCTGTGACTTCAAAACAGCTTCATTAAATTGTGGCACCGCTAGTTGTTGTAGTTCTTCCGATAACTTCACCACTGACTTACCAGCCGCAATGTCTGCACCTAACCACGCTTTACCTGGATTATAGTCCCAACCTAGATCTATGCCAGATAACTTATCTAGTTCTTCACCTGTTGATGCATCGACGACCTTGAATGATTCCATGAACTTATTAACAGACTCTGGTTTAGTGATCGATAAGCCCATACGTGCAATATCACGTTTATTCAGTGAAACCACCTTACATCGGCAGTTATAGCCATTTGGCGGATAATGCGTGTCCCAAAACGGATGATTTACAGGCAGTAATATATAATTCCATTTATTGTGTTCAGGCCTAACTCGGCTATCACCCGCAGTTAAATACAGTAAATAAGGTCTACGTTCTTTTAATCGGTTTTGTTGTTCCCAGCGCCCTGCTGCTCGCGCTGTGTTTTTGTTGTTCTGGTAAATTACTTGAGTTCGCCAGCCACGCTTATCTTTATAAGACCAACCGTGATCATCAACAATTTTATCAAAGCGCTTTCTAAAGTCCGATATGGTCTCGCCATCACTTATTGCTTTATCTACAGCTTTATATAGCTCGTTAAGGATCTCGATTTCTGTTGCACCCGCAACAGTGAAAGCTTTGGCGTGAATTAAACCCTGTAAGTCTTTATATGACTCACTTGTTAGCTTAATTTTGTCTTGAAAGTGTGAAATGGCTTCCTTGAATTTAACAAGGTCGCCATATTTTGGAGCTGATAGAGCCATTTTAGTGCTCTTTTAATGACTGTTGAATGTCCTGAATTTCGTTCCTGCGTGAGTTATCACGGCTATTACCAAAGAAGAAATTCAATATTGACGCGATAACAGTGCCTAAAACAAAGCCTAAAATAGTATCCGCAAAGCGTGTAGAGCTCTCAGGAATAGGCATAAACGTGATAAAACCTATATATAGAGCCGTGGTAATTGACCAAAACCACGCATAATAATAGATGAAGCGTTTAGAAAACTTATCATCTTGATTAAGTGCTTGGATCTGCATATTGCGTGCACTTTGGGTGTTTTTAAACGCAAGTTCGTCAAGCTCTTTCTCTCGATTGAGTAATGTGGTTCTTAACTCATGCGCGTATTTATCAGAGTCTTTAATACGGTTTAACGCTTCTTCTGGTGAAGCTGACCCCGTTAAGGTTTGGGCTATATCAACGACTTTTGAAGCAACCGCTTCACCATTTGTGCCCCCTATCCAGTTACCTATTTTTTTATCAAGGCCAGTTAGTTTAGCAAGACCAAGTGCAATTGTGATTGGTTCCATAAGCGCCCCGCTACAGCTTTGCTATATCAAGTGAAATAGCTTGTTCAATGCCTTTCTCGTCCTGCTTGTAAAAGCGGATAAAACGGCATGAATCGATAACACCTACAGACTCTGCAATGATATTCATCGCCTTTTGCCATTTACCGCTTTCATCAGTGATTTCAAGCTTGCGTAAAGCAAGGATACGTTGCGGGTTTAATGATCCTTGCTTATCGGTATTAAACGTTTTACTGACAATGGCTCGTATGTTTTGATTGCCGCCTTCGGTCCATTCATCTAGGCACTCATCAATCAGCTTTTTAGCAAGGGATAGCTCTGGGCCAAGCTCGATACGTTCTTGTGTTTGAATATTTACGCGCAAAGTATTGTCGAATGAACGTAACTGCGTATTGCCTTTCTTGCCACCTAAACTAACACCATGTTCTTGCGCTAAAAGCTCTATAAAGTCGTCAGCTTCAGCCATCAATGAACGTTTGAACTCAGCTAACTTTTCCTGCATTTCAAGTGCTTTCGCACAGGCTTTTTGTACAAACTCATCTTTGATCAAATCCGTTTGTTTAACGTTAGCAATTGCAACCAAATTGCCTTTACCGTCTTTTAAGTAACCTTCAGGAATGTTATTCATCGTCTATCTCCACAGTTTTAGAATTAGCCTCGTTCAAACCCGCCATAAACTCATATTGCATAGCTTGCTCAGCCACTTGTGCTAAAGCAGACTCAGAGATAGTTGGGAATTGTGAGGTTATTTTTTGCTTAAGTTCGTCTAGGTCTTTTGATGCTTGGGCAAAATGCCAAATTGTTTCAATGGTGTCATTTGACGCGTGATCGAATACATCAAACTCATCGCTAATTTCAGTACTAGCAGAATCAGGCTTAGCAAACTCTGTGCTCTTAGCAGCCGAAGCTATACCTTGGCCATCATCTGGCACTTCTAAAATGTCTTCACCTGGTTTAGGTTTTGGTATACATAACTCTTTGTATACGTAGTCAGTGCTTACAGGTACCAAGCGTGCAGACTCGCGAACGCGGCTTACCGTATCGGTATTAATTTCGCGCTTGTCTTTAAAGATGAATTGCGGCGGCTCGCCACCCTCAAAATTGACAGTGTGAAGCGTGTTAATGATCTGATTGCGGTAAGACGCAACAAGCGCCCTATCTGCGCGTTGATTATCGCCAGCGCGTTTAGCATGTGTTTCACTGGCTGCACGTGCGCCACCGTTCTTTTGCTCTGTGGCCAATGTTTGGCTGGTGAGCGCCTTACTCATTTCAGCATTACAGAAATTAATTAAACGCTCAGGTATTGGCTCACCTGATAACTTACTTTCAAGTACTTCAATACTGGTATCGTTAGGTATTGCGGCTATACCGTCTTGAACTAACTTAGCAAGCCCATTTAAAAGACTGTCTATATCAGCATCTTTTGCGCCAATAGGGTATTTACCAACAGGGAACGGTACACCAAAACGCTCACAAAATTGAACAAAGAACTTAAAGCCACCGTGCTTAAACATCCACGGCCAAAAACAGCTGCTCAGTAGTGCTATGCCATAGGGGTTTGTTGCACTGGGCATATGCCGAACGCACGACCAACGACGCGGGTCTACTTCTTCACCTTTAGGGTTTTCTCTTGTTTTTACAAGCAGTGCGTGACCGCTATTAAATGCAAAGCGGCTATTACGCCACGTTTCAACAAATTCAGGCTGCCACGTACCATCACGTTTAATAAACTTGCCCAAATGCGTCACACTAAAGCCATGTAAAATAGCACTGTAGTTGTGCCAATCCATATCGGCCCACTCTGTATGCTTACACGGTTTACGCTTGAAAAACTGTTTTGCTAATTCGTAACTTTTCATACTGGCCGCATCGGTACCACCAGGCACTAACTCTGTATTAAAGCTATATAAACCGCTACGCAATGAACGAAGCTCACCAATAATGTGCGCGTCACGGGCTATTTCTTCATAAATAGCCGTGTTTTTACCTGCTTTACGTAAAATTGGGTCAGGGTTTGGGAGTTCTGTTATCAACGACGAAAAGCTAGGGTCCAATTGATTTTGTTCAAACATACGAACTAGGGCACCATAAGCCCGTGAATTAATGCGTGGCTTAGACTTAAACATGATAGCCCCCTATTTGTCTGGTTACTTTGCGGCTTCGAACTCTAGGCATCCCGCCTGCGCCAGTGCTCGATATCATCCATAAAATCGCTAAGGCACAACTCAAGTCGTAGTGATGTGTTGTTTGTTTTTCTGGCCAGTTTTCTAGTTCGTCGAGCAATAAAGGGCAGCGTGAATGAAAGGCAATTTGTGCGGGAGTATTGGTCACATAGGTTTCAAGTGAGCCTATACGTTCTTCAGCTGGTAGTGTGGCCGTAACCCCCCGTAATGGCAGTGCAATGCCCTGTTCTAACCCTTTGGTGATAAACTCGCTGCGCATAAAGTCAAAGGCGTTGTTATTCTCAAAGCCCCACACTAAGCAGTTATATTCTTTTTGAGCGCGAATTATGTCGTTAAGTAAACGGCTGGTACCGCGCACTTTGCGGCTTTCGTATTCAACGTGCAGCTTTTGTAAGTCTTTTGAATAAAAGCCAACAAGTATCGCGCTTGGGTCTGCTTTTTCTGTTTTACCCATACTTGGATCACATGCACCGTATGGTACCCAGTTGTGTAAACGGTCAACCCAAAAATCAAACTGATAAAAAATGGCTTCTTCATCGCTTTTAGCAATACCTTGCATTTCGCGGTTAAACTCGCGCTTGTTCGCAGCCCACATACACATTAAATCGTAGAGTGTACGTACACTTGGCCAACTGGTTTTAGCGCCCTTAAGCATTGCGCGTTTATTCTTGATCCAAAACTTAAACGAAGGCTTATCTTCGGTGGCAACAGCAATACCTTTAGCCGCTTCGCGCTTTTCAAAGCGTTTATCATCATGCACCATCAAGTCGCGACATTGCTCCCACAAGTCCATGCGCTCAGGCATTTGTTTAATTGCTTTAAAGCGGTGAACAATGTGCCCTGGTGCTTCTTCAGCACGGCTAATTGGGTCATCATTATTAAGAACCGTGTTCACGCCCAAGAATTTTACGGTACCATCAGGTGGGCCCAAGAACTGCACGGCAGCTTCAAGGAATTGCCAGCGGTTTTCACGCTCTGTGGGTGACTTGGCTTCGGCATCGGTAATGATATCGTCAGAGAGTAACAACTTAGGACGGCTTGCACCGTGGAACGCACCACGTACAGACTGCTCTGCACCGCGGCTTTCAAAGCGTACACCTTGCGCTGTTACAAACTCGCCTAACTTCCATACTGGTGATTTTTCGCATACTTCAGGAAAGTCTAAGGCTAAGTTGTTATTGTTCAACAACTCCGTTTTAACGACTTCAAGGGTCTTGGTTGGCATCTTGGTTTCAGCACCAAACAAGATCACAAAATCAATAAAGAGAGGTGGCTTTTCTAAGCCAAGTTCTTGGCGTACCTCTGCGTCTTGCAGCAGTGCCAATACTGACACATACACAGGGGCAATTTTTACGCTAAGCGTACTTTTACCCTCACCACGCGGGGCAACAAACCAGTTCTTCCAGCCGTTTTTAAGTTTTAATGCTTCTGGTAGCCAACTATTAAAATAAGCCTGAAACTCGGATGGTTTCTGCCCATCATCTAGCCACATATGGTGCGGGAAATAGGTATATACAAAAAACTCAAAATCACCGCTTAAAACACGTTTGCGACGTTCTAAAATCGCTTCAGGGCTTGGATCAATATGACGCTCTTTAGCTTCAATATCGCGGCGTAATGCACTGGTTACTTGCTCTATCTCTGCTAAAAAATCACGTGTGTTTAAATCGGCCATTAGTCGCTTAACTCCTTATCGAGCTGAGGACCAAATGCAGTAAGAATTTCGACTAATTGCGGTGCATAGTCAGGGTGATGTTTTGAAACAAATTTAGCTAAAATTTTGATAACTTCAGCAGCTACTGTACGTTTTTCTAAGCGCCTATTGCCACCAGATACTTTCATTACTTTGCTCATCATATCAGTGAGTGAGCTAAGTACTTTAGTGCGCTGCTCTAATGGGAGTGCTAAACCTTCTTCAGATTTTAATAGCTCAAAGGTTTCGTTTACTTGAATAGTAAACTCTTCGATAAAGTCGGTTGTAAACTCACCTGCAGCACCCTCACTACGACGGCTTGCCGCACGAGCAAGATCCCAATCATCGCCCTGGTCTTTCGCTTCCATCTTCCAGCGGCGGGCTGTGCCATCTGCAACACTATGCTTTACTGCTGCAACACTTAATGCCAGCAGTTCGCTTACATAGCTGTGACGTACCGCGTTTTTCTTCTCTGCAGGGTGTGCCATTAGTTAAACATCCCATTTTTAACAGCATAGGCAATTAAAGACACAGCTAAGCCAGAAGCACCACCCATAGCAGCCACCTTTACACGCTGGTTAGTCAGCTTGTCTTCAACTTTCGTTAATCGCTCGGCATGGTTTTTAAGTGCATCAGACTGTCGCTGCTCACTTTTTTCAATATCAATTTTTAAACTATCCGTTATCTGCTTTTGGCGGGCTTCACTTTTTTCTATGCTGTGATGGATATCTGCCTTAATACTTCTCAGGTCGTCTAAAATAGCCGTTTGGCTTCCTTGAATTTCACCGATTGCTTGAAATAGCTGGTTCTCTTGTTCTGGTGTCATTGGGTGTCCTTACGGGTAAAAAACGTTAATGCCCGTCCACGTAGGTGTGCGAACGTCGAAATGGAACCAACTCACATCGCCCTCAATGGCTGTAATGTAAGGAAATTCTTCAGGGTGAGCTAATACGTAATCACGTACCTGCTGAGCTGTGTAGTTTTCAAAACTACAATCAAAGGCTTTACCTAGTTTGTGTTGGCTGCGCTTTGCGCCAATTGGGCAATCTAACGGTCTATAACCACGTAAGTGGTTAGCACCACCCCATAGCCAGTTATTTACGGTGCAAGGGCCGAACTTATCACGCAGCTTTTGCAGCATGCGTAAGGCTCTTTCATCAAAAAAGTTTAAAAGAAAAAGGGGATCGTCTTTAAATAAATTAAAGACATTTTCAGGCACTATTTCCTGAAATAAGAAACTAGGTGCAGTTGGGACTTTAACTCTTATTTTGGCCACCATGTTGAGTCCTCAGATTAGTTAATCGTTGTTTAATTAGGACGTAACAGGCAGGCAAACGAGTTTTCCGCGTTGGCTTTTGGTTAGCTGGGTTTAATAGCTCTTTTACGCGTGTGCGTAGTGCTGGCAAATCTTTTAACGGGCAACGGCGTGATATAGCGATTTGCTCGTTTTTTGACTTGGCCGACACAATAAGCTGAGCTAATAACTCAATAAATGGCGCATGCACTGTTTTTGTCATGCGTTAAGTAAATCAATTTAGAGGGGGGCATTCCGCTGTAAAGTTGTTTTCAGCGTTGTATTTTGCGGGTGTCTTATTAGGTTAAAATGAAAAGGCTTGCCATTACAATAGGGGCAAGCCAATTAAATTATCTAGATGCCAATAATTCAGCAAAAAAACTTAAATATTTGTATAATTAGGGCAACTCAATTTTTTCTGGTTATGGCATGGAAACAATATATATTAAATCAATAAAAACGCTTCTAGATAATTTACCTAAAGTTAAAGATATTGATAACCAATTTTATTTTAGGGGGCATGCTGATACATCTTATAGGCTAAGGCCATCCATATACCGTGAAGAAAAATGGATTTGTAATGAAGACAAAATGATACAAGACTTTCTTTTAACATGTCCATCTGAATTTAGTAATACTAATACAACATTTGATAACTTAGTTAAAATGCAACATTACGACTTCCCAACAAGACTGTTAGATATTACTTCAAATGCTTTGGTTGCATTATATTTTGCATGTATTTCACAAGATCAAAAAGATGGCGAATTGATTGTTTTTAACATCCCTAAAAATAAAATCAAGTATTCTGAAAGTGACACCGTAAGTGTTATTGCCAATATTTCAAATATGGGTAGTAATTTTGATATCAAATGTCAAGATCATTCTTTTACTTATAAATCAGAAGTTTATCAGCAACAATACCTTCACTTTATAAATCGTGAGAAACCTTACTTTTTAGATAAAATATTGATAGAGGATATGCAAAAAGTTTTGTGTGTTAAGCCGAAATTAAATAACAATAGAATAATACGTCAAGATGGAGCTTTTCTACTTTTTGGTATGAAAAATAAAAAAAGAGATTGTGCTGAAATTCCTCCAGATTACAGAATTCAAGACAAGAAGCTTATTATACCGAAAGAATCAAAGAGTAATTTACTCGAAGAACTTGAAGTTCTCGGAATAACGACTGCAAAACTGTTTCCCGAGTTAGACTCTGTTGCTAAGTATATTAAAGAAAGCAATAAATACGTTGAAACTGATTATCAAGACATAAACGACTCTAATGATTGGTGGCTTTAATATCATTTATCGCTTCCCTATACTCATCCATTAAACCCGTTACATCTAACCCCAACACCTTACGTTGGTTGATGTAACGGTTTAATAGCCTTAATCCATACTCGAATAGCCACTTCTTTGGCTTAGCGCCTCCGCTAAGTTGTAAAGCTGTTAGCAACACAAAGTTATCGTCTTTCATAACAAGTTGAGCTGTGTTTCGCCTACACGTTCTTGCTGATACGTGCTGTAAATACTGCTGACTTGCTGGCGCGTTATCTTAAAGCGCTTCACCAGCTGCTGAATGCTGCAGGTTTTGTTATCAAGCGCGTAGCAAATTTCTTGGTTGCGAATTTGCTGCAGTACTTTGTGCAGCATTGGCATTTGGTAATGCTTGTTTTCGTATTCATCAACAAGCGCTTGTACTAACTCAATACCAAAAATTTTTACGGCCTCATGGTTGGGTGTTGGCTTACGCGGTATATAAAACATTTGGCCCTGATGTTCAGTGAGTAGTGCGATTGTTTTATCTACTCCTAAAATTTCAACAAGCTTGCGCAAGCCATAAGGCAATGCGCGTAAATCTAACTCAGGTTTTTTCATGACTGTTCATCCCATAAGTAGTCAAGGCCGTGTTCCCGATCGATTGCGCGCTGCTGATGGTACGCTTCAACATCACGACGAATACGGCACTTACGTTGGTCTTCAGCTTTAACTGGGCGCTTTCTATCTACCTCGCTATAAGGCTGTTTACGCGGGTTAATAGTGAAGTTTTGATAGTCTTCGTAATTAGCCATTTAAACCCCCTGCTTTGCTTTGTGGCGTGCTAACCATTGTTTAAGTACTTCAATGATGTGCGGCCATTGCTGTGCGCTTTGATACAGCTTTTTACCTTGTAAGTGGTTTTCACAAAACGACTCACAAGCACCTTTAGAGTCAACGTTAACTGCACCGGCTCTGTGTAATTGTCCCCACAGGCTATAAATCATTTTAAGCTGAGGTGGTAATTGCTTTTTGCCTGCGTTTGGGTTCATTGCACGGTAACGCGCAAGCAGCTGCTGTTGTTCGAGCTTTGTTAAACCAGTACACGTGTTAGTGCGTTGGTTACAAATGTACGCAACATTAAGTTGGTGGGTATCTTGATCGATACCCGCTGCCTTTTGTGCAATTTTGATTTGTTGGATCAAATTACTCACGCGCTTTCCTCCATGCTTTCAATTTCAAAATGAGGTGATGCCTCTAACGAGATAATCTTAATTCCCCAGTCTTTCATGCCTTGAGTAAACACAAGTGGAAAGTCACGATAAATGGTATTAAAACGGCGCGCTGTGTGTTCAGGTCCATTCATCTCGTGAACATGATGAATACTAAAAAGCTTATCTGCTGCAAGCGTTGCAAAGGCTGCTTTAATATTGCCATTGCAGTAATCGATTAACTCACCTTGTGGGTCTTTTTTAGCGAGCAAACCCAGCATTAGAGAGCTTGTAACTAATGAGCTAAACGCCAACTGTGCAGAGTAACGTGGTGTGTGTAATTTGATAGAAAATGCCATGATTTAATCCTTCTTTAAATGGAATTTAAACAGCGTTTAAACTGCAGGTTTGTTAAGTACAGAGCTAAAGATACCGTTAATAAGTAACTTATCGATTGCGACACCAGGCTTTTTGTTGGCATGATTTAAAACATGCGGTAATAGGTTTTCGACAAGCTCGCGGGCATTGCCTTCAACGCGCTTATGCAGCCATTGCCACCAACTTGCATCGTCATTAGCAAGCTTTACGGTGCCCTCGGTTAGCTCAATGAATAGGGTTTGAATATCTTCAACCGTTACTTGCCCGATTGGTTTAGGCCAAAAACACACGCGGCTTGCAATGAGTTCGTAGCGTTCTTGTGTTTGGAGTTTATCGACCAGTTGAATGTTGCCTACGAGGGTTACACCGACAATGGCTTGGTCGCTTATGGTACGAAGTGGGTCAAGTGCATTTGGCTTACACTTATCGGCTTCGTCTAAGATGATCAGGCGGTCTGTATCACGCAGTGCCATAATGATTTTTTGCATGTTTTTGTAGGCACTTGGGCAACGAGATAAGCCCAAAGCCAAAATCAATTGGTCAAGCACCTGCGCACTGCTGGTTTGTTCACTGCCTGCAATTAAAATGGCTTCTTTGTTATTGCGGCAATACTCATTAATGCCCTTAGTCTTACCAAGACCTGCTTGCCCTGCAAACACACTAAATCGGCGGCGTTGCCTTGCTTGGTCACATGCCATGGCAATTAGTTTTGATGTACTTGTAGGAATAAACGGCACCTTGCCATACACAATGCTGACATATTTACGTTCTTCTGCTTGCTTAGATTGTTCTAGCTCTGCAGGTGAAATAAGGCCCCAAATATCATGTAAATGTTTGCTTGGGTTTGCGCCATATTTCCCATTTAATAATTGGCTTATAGTGGCTGCACTTTTACCCATACTTTTAGCAATGCTTGCACTGGTAATGTTTTGATCGCGCATTTCAGGTGACTGTAAGCGCAAACAAATACGCGTACATAGCTCTCTATCAGCCTTTGAATACGCTTTATTAAAGCCATTACGTTTTTGAATTTCTTCAATACTGGCGTTATCAAAAAGCTCAACCCAAATACCATCAATAACCTTTTGTGGATTAATAGTGCATTTGAATGTCAGGGCTTCTTTAATCGATTGCAGCGCAAAACCACAGGTTAGCTTTTCGGGTGTTAATCCAAGCGTATCCATTTCTTGGTTGATTAGTTCAACACGAAGTATTTGCTCGTCGGTATAGGTAAATGGGATTTTATAGCTCATAGCTTTGTTCCTTGCGTGTAATGGGTTGATCGAGTAATTCGTCTAGGTCAATTTCGTGCTGTGGTTTAGTGGGTGTTACGTCAAACTCAAACACGTTAACTTCTTGTTTATGTGCAATTGCAGGCGTTGTTGGCGCTGCAAGTTCTTCGATGGTATCGACATCAATTACACGACCAGTGGCCTCTTGGGCTTCGATTTCACGGCGCTTAATGTCGTTACGTTTTAAGCGACTTGTGAAGCGTTTGTGTTCAGCTTCTTCAACGCGTGATGTAGGTATGGCATGCGACTTGGTTTTAAGCTTAGCCATCATTAAAAACTCACCATTTAGCTTATAAAGCTTGGTGTAGGTGTCGTCTTGCATGTCGTATGCAGCTATAAGCGCTTGGCCGTTAAACTGGTGCAAGTAATCGGCACTGTAGTCGCGTTTATGTAAACGAAAACGTCCACGGCGAATGTTGACTTTTTCACGTGGCAGCACTACAAAATCGGATTCAAGTGGAGGTACAGGTTCTAAGCCTTCATCCCATACTTGCTGGCGCGTTTTCCCCTTTATTTCTGGGTGTTCACTGTTGTGGTAGTCATTTAAAAACACGGTAAACTCAGCAATCCACTCATCTACAGTGGGTAGTTTACGTTTACCTTGCTGGGCCTCTTTGAGCACTAATCGTTTATGGCGGTCATCGTGGTGACGGCCACAGTACGTACTAAAACGTTTACCAACGCGGTCTTCCATATGTAAGAAAAAGCGTTCTATCCACTTTGCTCGTGCATTGCCTGGTATTGCAAAAATGACATCGATTTCAAACTGCGCATAAAAGCCGGTTGTTTCATCGTTCATTAGTTTGCTTTTGTAACCAGAGCCATTGTCTAAATAAAACATGGCGGGTACGTGGTTTAAGTCACGCATAGAACGACTAATTGCTGTTAATGTGTCTACCGTGTTCTCGGCTACGCCCAGTTCCCAGCCAACAATGCAGCGGCTGCCAACGTCTTGAAATGCTGTAAGCTCTGCGCGATAGGGCTTACCTGTTTTAGGGTGTGCTAAGTAAACATCAAGCGTGTGGCCATCACCGTTATATAAAACACCAGGCTTAATATTTTCTGTTGAACGTAATAAATGATCTTTATGTTTTTCACGGTATAACTTAGCGCCCATACGGTACGGGCTTTGTGGGCCAAGTTCGTGTGGTAAGCCATTTATAAAGCGGCGTACTTGATGGTGCTCAGCTTTATACCCCTCTTTGTTTAATTGGTCTGCCACCTGCGCAAAGCTCGGGCTATTTGGGCTGTGATAAAGTTCTAAACAACGTGAAAGCCAGCTGTATTTTGTTTGGGCTTTGCCTTTGTGGTTAGGCAGCAAACCATTAATGCCATTTTCTTTGTAGGCATTACACCAGTTATAAACTGTGGCGCGACCAGGCAAACGCCCTAATGAATCAATGGCCGAGGTAAGCGAACTTATTGCGGTGTTACCACGGTACTCAGCCACTAGATTTGCAAACGCATTAGGCAAGCCACCTTCTTGTGTTAATAAGTGGCGCACCAAAACAGCTTTACATTGGGCTTTTTTTCGCGCTGTTTCACTGGCGTTCTGCCACGTTAAATCGTTGCCAATACTTGGTAGCTGGTTAAATTTTTGAACTGCAGGATGCATTACTCTCTCCTACTCGCGGGTTTTAATACGGTCGTTAAACATGGCTAACATGTATTCACGGTTAGCTTGTGCGTCTTGCCACTCGTCTTCGGCAAAGTGCGGTATTTGCTCTGCACCTGTTAGGTTTTCTGCGCCAAACTCATCAGTTAGTCGGTTTAGCATATGGCCAATCCGTTGCTGAATACCGAGCCATAAATGCCATGTGGTTTGAGCGCCACCAATACGGTGATTTGGGTCAAGGTCGCGGCTTGTACATAATTGCTCAACCATGTTTATGAACTCTTCAAGCGATTCATTTACTATGGCGCTGTGTGCGTATGCACGTTGGCGAACCTGCGCAACGAGTACTGGTAACTCATACATTTGTTTTGGGGCTTTGATTAGACGCTCTGTTTCAAGGGCGTTAATTAGCGTGGCTGTTTGCTCTTCAAGTTCAGTGTGCTTTTCTTTAAGCTTGCGAATTTCTTTACGAAACTCTCGTACAGATAAGTCATTAAGTGTTTCTAGGTCATCCTCGTCGAGTGCTTCAACCGTTTCAACGGGTAAGCGAGCCATTTCAATAAGCTTGCTTTTGTTCATATTCAAAAGTGCAGACGTCTGCACTTTTGATTCAGGAAGCGCTAAAAACATCTTAGAAACGGCCATTGCATTAAACGCATTACGGCGTGGAATACCATATTCTTTAAGCTTTTTATCAAACTCTCCATGTTGTGAATGTGACTTAATACTTAGATATATAAGTCCACGCTTTGCGGAATCGATTAATGCTTGTTCTTCCATTCGAACAACCAGTTGCCATGCTTCATCTACAGAATCAGGCATTACTAATTGAATGTGCCCTGCCATTTTTTCTATTTTGGCGGTGAGCTGTTGTTGCTCTTCGGGGCTAAAAATTTGCTCTGCTAAATCAGTGCTCATATCGCCCCCCTGTGTGTGTAATTCGACCGTTTTTACAAAAAACAGACGGTTCTTGGTCTTTGATGGTCATTGCTTTAAGCCTTAATTGGGTTTTATATCGCGTGGTGTAATGGTGCTTTCAGTCTTGATCATCGTTAGTCAATAACGATTCAGCGATATAACGTTGCATAGCGGTTCGTTCTTCTATTTCCATTTGCAGCTCTGCATGCTGTTGTAGAAGTTGAGCGCGTTGATCAACAGCTTTATACAAAATGGGTTTAAGTAACACGTTAGCAGGCTCTGTAGATCGAACGGCATAGCACAGAGCTGGCAAATAATGCATAGGCATAAAGTGAGGTTGGCTTGGGGCTAACCACTTGTTTAGTTTTGCTTGATCTACATCGCACTCATGGGCACGTAATGCGTCATTCATACGGTCTGCAATCACTGGGCGGCTAAAACCAGAGCGTTTCATTGCTGAGCAAACGCTGTGAATAAACAAGTTATAGATATCGCAGTCGGGTGCTACATCGGCTTCAAGTATGCTTTTAGTTAGCTGATTTTGTTGTGCTTTAGTGAGCTGTTCCATGGTAAAAATCTCTTGCAAAATTACTTTGATTTATAGCTCTTTTTTGCCAATGCTATTGATCGCTGGCTAAGAGCTCTTTGAGCGCTTCTATTTTCTTTGTTCGGCTATCTTTGTTTCGGTGATAGGCCTTAACATTTGGGAAAATTTCTTCTACTGACTTACCAATAATTTTGGAGATTGCAGATGCCACTTTGTAAGACGAGGTATGCTGATACACCACACTACTCACATGCGAGAGGTTTAAGCCCAGTGCCGCAGCAAGGATCGACAGTGAATAGCCTTTTTTGTCAAGGGCTTGTTTAATTTCTTCAGGTTTCATTGTAAAGTACCTTTTGGTTTTCATTCTCTTTTCTGTTCTTTGGCGAGATTAAAAGAGAATGTGTTTGTGAATATGTGATGAGAATAGGACATATATGTCTCAATATCAACCCTCGCAAGACGTAAATGTCTGTGAATTGTTTAAAGAAGAACGTAACAGACTGAATTTAAGCCAAAAAAATATTGCAGATTTTTTAGGAATGTCTTCTAAACAGGTGAGTCGTTGGGAAACACAGATAGCTATCCCCTCTGATAAACTATCGCAATTATCAGGCTTAGGCTTCGATGTGAACTATATATTGACTGGAAATAGTTCTATTTCACTTTCTAATAAGGTATCTAGGAATGGAGCTCTCATTTCATCACATGCGGACTTATCTGTCGTACCCCAGTATGATCTTTCAGCAAGTGCTGGTGGCGGTGCATTAGTTATTGCTGAATACCCTATCGCGCGATTTGAGCTATCAAAACGCTGGTTAGAGCAACATAACTTACATAACAAAAAACTCACTGTAGTGCCCGTTCGTGGCGACAGTATGGAACAGACCCTTTATGACGGCGATTTAACACTTGTATCGTTAGTTGATGATTTAGCAGATGCACGCGAAGGTGTTTGTGTACTTCGTTTTGATGATGAGATTTTCGTAAAACGTATACAGTACGATTTCAAAAGTAAGGGCTACAAAGTCACCAGCGACAACACAGCCTATTCAAGTTTCTTTGTTGAGGTAGACGATATCGAATCCGGCCGCTTCACAGTACTTGGCCGCGTAGAGAGAGTTTTACAAAGGACTAAGATTTAACTCTTAACTTACATTTGATCGCTATAAAAATTTATATATAATTAATTTACCTGACAAAAGGTGGAACTTGCCGCCCCCTTCATAGTCGTCACAATGTGATTCTACTAGGCGCTCTATAAGAATGCTCTCATTCTTCATATAGTTTCCTTCAGTTAATTAAAGTCATGCGCTTGCGCTGGACATGTCAGGTAGATATGGAGGGTTATGTTATGAATAATGAATCTAAACATAGTCCAGTTGTAGAGTGTATCGCAATAGTAACTGTTCTAATGGAGTTCGTAATAACTCTTGTTGAATTTGTTCCTGTTGTTGTAGATCTCTACAACCTGGCTTTTAATTACTCAAAAATTGAAAGTGTCAATGTACGAATCAAGCTGGTCTAATAGGTTTGAAGTAAAACCTAACCGCTGGGTCTATAACCCTACTAATTCGTGTAGAAGTATAGGTAAAGGAATACAGTGGAAACTCAGAAAAAGGTGGACGCCACCACCATATTACTATCACTTGCGAGATGGAGGTCATGTTGCCGCCATAGAGGTTCATCTAGAAAATAATTTTTTTGCTACTCTAGATATTAAAGACTTCTTCGGTTCGATAAGCAGGACTCGTGTAACAAGAGCTCTTAAAAAGTTTTTTCCTTATATAGAAGCAAGAAATTTCGCTAAGCAATCTACTGTTAAAGTAATGAGAAATTACCCATTTAGCCATCAATTGCCTTATGGGTTTGTCCAATCACCAATTCTTGCCTCATTGTGTCTATTTGATAGCAAACTAGGACGTGAACTTCATGCATTACACATAAAGAAAAAGGCATTAGTGTCCATTTATATGGATGACATTTTAATTTCTTCTTCAAATAAAGATGAGTTAATTAAAATATATGAAAAACTTAAGATTGATCTAGTTAAATCAAAGTTTAACCTGAATGAATCTAAAAGCTTGTCTGTTTCAGATAGTGTGACCGCATTCAATATCGACTTTAAAAACAATGATAAAAAAATTAATTACGATAGATTAGTAAGATTTCAGTACGCATACTTATTAAGTAACTCAAAAGCACAGAAAAGAGGTATTGCTTCATATGTAGGTAGTATAAATAAAACTCAAGCTAAAACCTTCATATAGGTCTAGTTTTAGGCAGTTCTATATGAAGGTTACTCTTCTTAATTCTTAAGCTTTGATCTTGTACATACTCGAAATACAATGTTACATTTCACTTAAAGCAATGATTGCAAACCATCGATTAATAATTAAATTAAGAGTATCAGACTGATCAAAAGTAGTTTCAGATAGCCAATGGTTAAGAATATTAATATCTTCTTCCTTCACCTCATCATTATATTCAATACTACTTTCTGGCCACTTCGATTCATCTTGAATTGAAACATAAAAACGAATTACTTCTGAGTAAAATTTTATGATATCCAATACTGTTTCACTATTTACTAACATTAACTTAATGCCTAGAGCGTGAGATATCTGTTTCAATATACCTTCATATATCAAGATGAATTGGAGGATCATCATGTCTCCAAACCTCAACTTTTCTGCAATTATATGATTTCCATGGCCAAGTTCAGGAAAATATTCCTTTAAAAAAACAGTTTTAGTTTCATTGCGTTTATCAATATCAGTTATAACTCTTAGTCCATCAATTGCTTTTATACCTTTGCTTGCACAAGAGATAGAAAAATACAAATGCTCAATAACTTGACTGTCTGGTTTTGCTGGAACCATACAGCGTTTAGTTGGTTTTTCATACAATCTAGTGAATATCATTGTTGAGTCGCTTGCGGTTATAAATTTATATTTTTCATTAGCTAAAGATGAGGTAAGCTTCTCTTTAAAGATTGTAAGTTCTTTGTGATACAGATCTAATGCATGTTCATATTCTTGCCTTTCCAAGTTTCTTTTTTGATATTCTAAATTCTCTTGAAATTGAATAGCTCTAAAATTTGCAGCTGCAAGTGTTGCAAAAGGAATTGATGCTCCCATAATCCATAAAGGAACTGACATATAAGCTAGAAAAGTGTCTAGTGTCTTTTTACTTGGCCACTCTAGAGACAAGTTATCGTTTTTCCAAATGAAGATCATTAAGATGAAACCAAGAACGAGTGGTACTGCAGCTGCTAATTGAAAGTATTTATAGTTGAAAACACTTCGAACTTTTTCTTTTTGGTGGTCTTTAGACATAGCTATTCTCTCCTTGATAATTAAAAAGAAAAGTATCAGAAAGCGTTCGTATGTAAAGTAATTTGCTCTACCATCCAATTTATCAACGCTATATTTTGTTAATAATTTGTTCAGTTTGGTTTTTTCTAAAGCTTTTTTGTACTAAAGTATGGTTTCCATAAGTTAGAGGGAACTATATGAAAGTACGTATTTTGGGATTCAGTATTGATCCAACCGACAAACCGAGCCTTGATGATTTAATGTCTTATATTGAGGCGACTCCTATCGATACCAATAAAGAAAATGAAAACCGTGGTGGACGTTTAGTTTTTGTTAATTCTAACGCTCATGATGATTATCACGTAGGTTTAGTTATTACTGCAAAAGACGCCAAAACATACTGTCAGTTGAAAAAAGATGCAACTGGTGCAATGAAACTAGTGGTGTCTGATCTTGATCCTGATGCTAGTCTAATGGAATTTAATTTTTTCGTGATAAAAAAAGATAATGGTATTGGCCTTTATCAGCATTATCACCAATCTTGTAGTATGAATGGGATGATGAAATTACTACAAAAACAATTCAATATTATAGTTAAACAAAAAGTAGATGAAGCAAAAAAACATTACAATGAAACTGAAGGACTCTCCAAAAAGAAAGCAACGACTAAGGCGAATAAAGACTACCAAGATCGCTTTAAATGGCAAATGCTTGTAAGTGAAGAAAAACTAAAAAAAATACTTACCGATATGAAGCGTATTAAAGCGTTAGAGTTAAATTTTGCGGCTTTAGAAGTTGAAGAACCTCTGTACAGAAATATTAAAGATGATGTAGTAAAAAACACACAACGTTTTCTTTTTAGCCAGCAAGCCAAGTTTAGAGACCTTCTTAGAAATGTTGTTAATTGCGTAAATAATTCAGATGCTGAATCGGGCAGAGTTATTGCCATTGATACACATGATAATGAACAAATATTTGATATATCAAAAAATTTAGATGTTTTTGGTTCCTATGAATTTGATGATGTTAGCAAAAAAATTAATGCATTGAAGGTTGATAAATTTGCAACTAGTTGGATGATTAAAGAGTTAATTAACATTTGCAATGAGCGTTCAGAGTACTTTAAAGCTAAAATCAGGAAAAAACAAAGGAGCAGATAATGGCTGGTAAAAAAGTTTTATTTTATTGCTTTATTGTTTCGCTTGTTATTATTGTTTCTATTTTTGGATTTACTATTTGGTTAGAATTAGACCCAAACAAAGTTGTTAAATTTTATCAAGTAAACATTAGAGGTAGCTTATTTGCTGGGCTTTTGACGCTAGGTGGATTTTTACTCTCGTTAAAAACCTTCATCATTGTTAAGTTAAAAGAAAATGTATATGACCATGATGAATATGAAAAGCGCTTTGAAAAACAAAGCAAATTAAAAAGTGGGTTGGTGTTTTATGCACCATTAAAGAACCTAAGCGACTTTTTGTTTTGGACTGTAGCAAGTTGTATTGGTGCTGCAATAACTCAATTAACGTTTGGTTTGTTTAATTGCTATTACACAACTCTTTTTGCTTTACTCACAGCTTTTTTTGCATTGAGTGTTTTGGTGTTTTCGTTACATCTTATAAAGCAGTGTTTAAATGATTGGTTTGAATTTTTAGACTTGGCACGAAAAACCAAAATGGAAGAAAAACAAAAAAAAGGAAAAGGCTCAGATTAAGCTCTCTTTCACATTGCAATTTTAAGCTCGTAAAATGAAATTAAGCTACATTGCCTTAAGTAACGAACGTTTAAACACTTAGAGTTCGATTTAAACGTGTTTTAAACATGGTTTGAATCTAATTTAAAGTATTGGATTATCATTCTGGTACTTTTCCCACGATTCAACGAATTGTTCTTTGGCGTCATCAAACACGATTTGCTCTTCGTAACTAATAGTTATGAAATTATTTTGTTCAATTTGAATAGTAGCCAAAGCCATAAATTCATCATCATCTATCATTTCATCTTTGTAGGCTTCGCTAAGCAAACTAACGAACTGAGGGCTTGGATTATCATTGAGATACTTTGCAAGCGCGACGTAAAACTCACCCAAAGCTTCATCAGGGTTAGTCGAGTAGTACTTGCTGTTACTGGTTAAGTGGGCGTAAGTATATAATCCAATGAAAAAAAGGATGAATGGTGGGAGCATTCCGTATAGCACTTTACGAGGGATATTTATTTTCATAACCGTTCCTTGGTTGTTGATAGCTTTTTGAATATAGTATGAAACTTAATAAATTTAAAGGACGAAATCAAAGTGCCTGAAGTTATAAAGCAGTGGTTTATTAAGCACATGCCTGTAGAGGAAGACATTGGTCTTCACGAAAATAAAGCATTCATTCGTTGGATAGGATACCCACTCTTAGCAATTTTAGTGATGGTCATAGCTGTAACGTGGAACCTTTTCGAATCTGGTGTTTATAGTTTTAGCAAAGAGTTTGAAGTTAGCTTTGTTACGTTAAACGATTTTGCAAAATATTATGCGTTTCCAATAGCGTCACTAACCGTGCCGTTAACTTTTGGAGTGATGTTTAATCGTTTTCATTCATCTAAACAAAAAGCGAAAAGTAACAGGTTAGTTGAACAGAATAACTCAGCAAATAACTTTTTTAATCATTATAAATACTTCAGTGAATACTGTGAGAAAATGCAGGAGAGGTATGTTGATTGCGGTTTAAAAATAAAACCTGAAGTTTGTTATAAGTCTTTATTCAGAGAGTCATCCGTTGAAAATTTTATCACTTCTGTAGATATTGAATTTATTAAACACTATTTCATCAGTCTGACAGATGAAATAAGTAAATACAAAGATATTGTAAATAAAGGAGGGTATCAGAATTCTAATAAGATGATGTTTATGACTGAAAAGTTGATTACAGGTGACTTTACATTTAAGTTGTCGATTAATGGAATCTACCTCACTTCTCCGGTGAACAAAGACTCGGATTTACATTCAGTTATTAATGAATCAATTGATATTTTAATAACTATGTTAAATTTTAATGGTGTAAGCGGGTCAAATAAACTAGTTGATTTTACAACAAATATTCAAGATAAGTTTATTAAGAAGCATTTCGACGTAGGTCATACGGTATCAATTAAGGTTGATTGACCAATTAAACTTAGCATTCCAGATTAATCAATATAAGCAAATGTAAAGCCCTTTCCAGCAGCCCCCCCACACACCAATTCATAAACTAAGTGCCAATTACTGATTTTTGGCACTTAACGCATGGCAAAGAAAGCAAGCACAAATACACAGTTCGATTGGTTTGAAGTTTTTAAAGCTGGCACCCAAACAGACAGCAAAGGCAATACCCAAACTTTTAGTAACGCTGATTTAAATAGCGTTGTTACTAACTTCACACCTAAAACCGCACCGCTTGTTATCGGCCACCCTAAAATGGATTCACCTGCATGGGGTTGGGCCAGTGAACTAAAAGCCGAAGACGGCGTTCTTTACGCTAAAGCCGATGAAGTAAGCAGTGAGTTTGCTCAAGCCGTTGAAGATAAGCGCTACCCTAACCGCTCAGTTAAATTAGAAAAAGTCGAAAACGGCTACAAACTTGCCCACATTGGTTATTTAGGTGGCAAGGCTCCTGCTGTTGACGGTTTAGCCTGGCAATTTAACCAGGATGAAAACGCCGACACCCTTACCTTTGAATTTGCTGCCGGTGATATGGACAGTATATCGCTACGCACATCAAACACCCTCACGCGCCTCATGAGCAATTTGCGCAACTTCATAACTGACCGTTTTGATAGTGAAGCGGCAGATAAAGTTGTGCCCGAGTATGAATCAGAATGGTTAAAGGAAGAAACCATTATTGCTGAGCATGAGCGAGCCAAAGGTAACGCCGAATTTAGTAAAGGTGATGGTATTGATACAGAAATAAATAATGACACCACGCCCACGACCAATGAGGACAATGCGATGGATGAAGAAGAAAAGAAGGCACTTCAAGACCAACTTGATGCGGCTAATGCCAAGAACAAGCAACTTGAATACACCCAGCGTGTAACTGCTGCTAAGACGTTCATCAATGATGAAGTTAACAGTGGTGATGCACCACGCTTAACTAACACAGATGGCGTTGCTGAGTTTATGGCAAGCCTAGACGATGGCGACACAACGTTTGAGTTCGCTGCAGCGGATGGCGAGAGCCAAACGCTTAAACCAGCGCAGTGGTTTAAAGGCTTTTTAAAAGGCTTACCCGAGCAAACTGGCTTAACCAGCGAGTTTAGTAAAGATGATACAAGCGACGAAGACGGCAACGACACAGCTGAAGTGCTTGCTGCTAAGGCGCTTGAGTATCAAAAGTCACAATCTGACAAAGGCATTACGATTAGTATCTCGTCTGCGTTAGACCACATTAAGAAGGTATAAAACCATGGCGCAACCAGGATTTATTAGAAACTTTTCGGCTGTTACAGCAATTGCAGCGAATCGCCTTGTCGCTGTATCAGCACTTGAAGATTTTCATGTTATGGGTGCAACGGATGCAAGCGCGGTATTTGCTGGCATCACAGAGCAAGGCACTGATAACCACCTTCGTGTTGATGTAGTGATGACACAAAGTGCCCCTGTTGAATTTGGTGGTGATATTGCAGCCGGTGACTTAATTGTTGCTGATGCTGAAGGTAAAGCCATTGCACTTAATTTGGCCGACTATGTAGGTGAAAGCCAAATTCATGTTGCTGGCTGGGCAATGGAAACCGGCGATGCTGGCACCATTGGTGACATCTTTTTAGCGCCGCAACTCATTGCGACGATTCCAAGCGCGTAAGGCGCTTGGGTTAACTTAATTTCATAAAGTGAGGAAATGCCATGAGTAATGGTATGCCATTTACACCCGATACAGAGCAAACGGCCATTGCCATTGCTTATAAAAACAAAAAGCTAATTGCTGACCAATTAGCCCCCTATTCACCTGTTGGTAAACGTGCCTTTAAATGGACTGAGTACAACAAAGGCGACAAGTTTACGTTGCCAGATACTAAAATTGGCCGTAAATCGAGCCCAAATCAAGTTGAATTCTCAGTTACCGAAAAAGAAAGCTCTGTTGTAGACCATGGCTTATCAGACGTTATTCCAAATGATGATGTGGATAACGCACCCGCTAACTATAACCCACGTACACATGCGGCTGAAAGTATCACTGATTTAGTATTACTTGGCCGTGAAGTTCGTGTTGCGGAGCTTTTTAACACCGCATCTAACTTTGGTAAGACTGAAAGTTTATCCGCTGCAGGCTTTAAGTTCTTAGATGATCCCGAGCTTGATATCTTGCCGTTCTTCCTTGAAATGCTTGATGAGCCGTTAATGCGCCCTAACGCAATGTCTATGTCGCAAGCTGTTGCTACTAAAATTCGTACTCATCCTAATATTGTTAAATCATACAACGGTACAAGTGGCGATAAGGGCCTAGTGCCTTGGAGCTGGATTTTAGAGCAGCTTGAGCTTGAACATATCAATGTTGGGCAAGCTCGTTTAAACACAGCCAAAAAAGGCAAAGACGTTAGCTTAAAACGTGCCTTTGCTGACAACTTATCGTTTACCTATCACGACCCACTTGCGTCGTTCCAAAATCAACGAATGACATTCGCACTGACTGCACGTTATGGCTCGCGTGTTTCTTCTAACCGCGATGTGGCTGCAGGCTTAAATGGTGGTGTCGAAGTCATGGTAGGTGAAGCAGTGAAAGAAGTTGTTATTGCAAAAGACTGCGGCATCTTACTGACCGATGTACTAAACCCGAATTAATTTACGCGTTGTTCCGTGATAAAGCCCCCAGTTCCGACTAGCTCGGGGGCTTTTTTACTAACTGAGGCTTATATGTTTACGACAGCTCAAACAGTTATCGACAAAATTGGCATTAATGTGCTGTTGCAATTTGTGTCTGCAAAATTTGCAGAGCCAGGTGCATACCCAACCCGTGACGATGTAGAAACGGCGTTACTAGGTGAACCTGAAACAGAGTTGCAACAGCAGATTGCTGCTTGGTACAGCGAAGCACAAAAAGACGTTAACGCCAATATTACGGGCTTTGTAGCGCGTTTTAAGTTAACACAAGACGATATTAACACGTCGGTGTTGCCAGGCATTGCAATTGATTTAATGCACTGCGAATTGGCAACCAATATCGCCGACGAACACCTTAAAGAACTGAATAAAAAGGCCATGGCCCTATTAGACAAAGTGAGTAAAGGTGTGATCCAAATTAAGGAAGATGCGCCTGCAGGCGTAAGAACTGGGATGCGAACAAAAGCTGCAGGCTCTCAATTTGACTGGGATAGGTACTAACGATGGCGGGCGTGTTTATCGACATTACGGGTAATGCACTGCCCCGCTTAAGCCAAATTGCAACAACCAGTGAGAGACCTACCGATGTATTGGACGATATCGGCGCATTTTTAGACATGGATGTTACCACCCGCTTTTTACGTGAAATGACACCTGAAGGACGCAAGTGGGAGCAATCACAGGCTGCAAAAGACCGTGGCGGTTTAACGCTAACCGATACACGTAACTTAGCGGGCTCAGTGACGCATAATGTGAGTTTTGACACGTTAGTGCATGGCTTAGGTGAAAAGTATTCAGCAATCCATCACTTTGGTGGTGAAACAGGGCGCAATAAAAACGTAAAACTGCCTGCTCGGCCAATACTTGGCATAGCTGCAATACAAGAAGCTGAAATTAACGACATCGTTGAAGATTGGTTAATTTAAACCGTTATTTAAAACCGTTTTAAAGAGCATTTAAATGTCATTTAACTTTGATTTAAACAAGGTCGAGACCGTCCTTAAACAATCTGCAATTAGAGCCACGCTTGGCTTTTCAAGTGACTTTAACGAAGTGAGGAAACGTGCGGTGCATAGTTCGCACCTATTTGTTTTGCCCCTTGCTGAAGATAACCAGAATACAAACCAAGTACCAGGGCTTGATGAATACCAGGTGCATGAAACATTTGCTGTGATGATTGTTATTCCTTGCCTAACGGGCAACGCAACGAGCAATGCCGAAATTAAAGAGTTAAGAGGCCAAGTGAAAGAAGCCTTAGCCGGTTGCCAGTTTCAAGGGTGGGACCCGATTAAGCTCGATAAAGGCCGCACTGTTGAGCTTAACAAAGAAACAAACAACTTAATTTATCAGTGCCAGTTCAGTGTAACTGGTATTCATACCGTAACTGTGAAGGTGATGCCATGAGCAAACAAACCGAATCGCAATCAACAAAAAAAGTACCAGAAAGAGGTGTTGTTATTACAGAGCCTAAAATCTCTCGTGCTATGGCCATTGCGAACAATGTAAACAAGGTACTTTCGAGTAATAAGGCATCTCGTACAGAGCTTGCTGGGGCATTTAACTTGAAAGATGGCGAGTTAATTAAAGTGGAGAGCAAATCATGAGCTGGCGCTTTAAAGATAAATTAATTTTAGCAGATGCCCTTGGCACCACACTCACAGGCATGCATGCTATTTATGCAAGTGAAGTTGAGCTTGCCATCGAGAACGAAAGCGAAAAAGACGAGCTGGAAACAAGCTACAGCGGTGCGAGCCTAGAAACGTTTTACGGCGAACATATAAGCCTTAACTTTAAAACGCCTCTTGCTATGAGCGGCACAGCGGGTAATGAGCCTGCCTTTGCGCCTTTATTACTTGCCTGTGGCATGGTGCAAGTGGCTGATGCTACCAGCGTGACATTTACCAAAGGTGCCGCTGTTGCTGTTAAATGCCTGGTTCGCTTTGGTATGAACACGCATGAAATAAGCGAAATGAAAGGCAACGTGAGCTTACAGCTTGAAAAAGGTAAGCCTATGCTTAACTGGCAATTCAAAGGCTTATTTAGTGCGCCTATTGCAAGTGCTGCTGCGCCTGCCGTGGATTGGGACCGCTGGGTTCGCCCTGAAGTGTTAGGTGTCAGTAATAGCTCTGACTTTATGCTAAATGATGTGAAGCGGACCTTACATAAGCTTACGGTGGATTTGGGTAATAACGTGGTATTTGACCGTGCCATTAATCACGAAGAAATTATGATCATCGGCCATGAAAGCAGTGCAAACTTTACGCTTACAGCTGAAGAACTGGCAAGCTTCAACCCTTTTGCAACGGTTGGCCAAGTGCAAATGTTTGAATTTACGCACGGCACAGCGGCGGGTAAAAAAGTCACCATTATTGGCCGCTATCAAATGCCACACCCTAAATACACCAGTTTAGATTCTGAATTAACCGGCTATGAGTTTGATGGAAAGCTGGTACCCAGTGGTACGGGTTACGATGAACTCACCATTGTATTTGAGTAATACCATGCGTTTTCAAGCCGTCAATGTAACAAACATCGACACAGGGAACGTGGAATTTTACACGGTCATTGCAAAGCCAAAGGGAAAAGCGCCAAGTTACTGCAAAGATAGCAGTGGCATTCTTAAATTTAGTAATCATAAAGCCGCGAAGGATGAGGCTAAACGACTGACTAATGCATATAAGTGAACTTAAAATGAAATTAAAGCTTTTAGAAGAATTGAAAAACACAGCAGCTGAAGCGCCGTTAAATTTTACCTTTGCGGGGGTGCAGTTCAAATTCACAGCGAAGATTAAAATTGTTGATGAACAAACGCTTGAAGAGCTCACGGGCAAACAAGGCGCAAATGATAAGGAAATTGTTCGTGACTTACTTATTGGCTGGGATGAGTTTGTGGATGAAGGCAAGCAAGTGCCCTTTGCAACCGACACACTTGAAGAAATGCTTGCGTATCCTGGTTTAACTGCACGGTTAAGTGTTGAGTGTATTAACGCGCAATACCGTGTACAAGAAAAAAACTAAACGATGTTGCTAGGTGGTTTGTGGGCGACCTAGCAACACAAAGCCAAACATTAGATGACGACGAAGCCCATTTTGGCGCACCTGTTAAAGCAGCGCCTAAAAACGACAAAGACGACACATTATTTGTATTGCCAGCTAATCATGTTGCAGTAATCGCTATAACCACCGCATCAAGTCAATGGCAATTGGATAATAACGGGGTTGAGTTTGCCCTTGATTATGCCGGGGCTGATATTGCATGGCGCTATGCAAACATAACACTGACCCCAGACGACTTTGACAAAGTACAAACCCTTGAACGCACCATCATTGGATTAATAAGGCGGCCTGATGAGCAACAACTTGAATTTGGCGTTACGCTTACGTTATGACGGCAAAGCTGTTACAGCAGGTGCTCGCCAGAGCGTAAACGAGTTAAACCGAATCAACCAGGCTGTGCAGCGCCAAAGCGCAGCCAATCAGCAATTAGGTGTAAGTCAAGCGGCTGTAATGCGCCAACAAGGCGCAATGACACGCCAACTTGGTTTAATGAACACGGCTTATAGCCAATTAGGTGCAACGCTGACTACCCTTGTGAGTATTGGTACCGCGACAATGTTTGTACGTGATACCGGTGCAGCACAATTGCTCGATACCCGCTTAAAGGGTTTAACGAGTTCAACCCGTGAATATGAAAAGGTGCAAGCCTATTTATTTGCAACGTCAGACCGACTAAATACCAGTTACACCACCCTCGCCGATTCATACAGTAAAATATTAACGCTGCAAGATGCAGGTGTTGTTACCCAAGAGCAAGGCATTGCAATACTGGAAGGTATGGCCAATGCAGCCGCCAAAACAGGTGCCAGTAATGTACAACTAGGCCAAAGTTTGTTTGGTATGACACAAGGTATGACTGCGGGTGTGTTACGTGCTGAAGAACTAAATCAAGTGACTGAGCCAATGCCTGGCTTATTACAAAAACTCGATAAGGCAGCAGGTAAAGCCGCTGGCGGTTTTAGACAAATGGTGAACGACGGCCAAGTAACAAGCCAAATGTTCAAAAACTATTTGATCAAAGCGCTAGAAGATTATGCCGGTGCAGCTGAAGCGACTGGAGGCAAGATAAACGCAAGTTTTGCTGAAATGGGTAATGAATATCAGCGCTTAATACGTAAATATGAAGAGCCAGTTAACTTTGCTGTTACCAGCGTTGTGGGCAGTATAACGGATACGATGGCGTATTTACGCGAAAACGAAGAAGTGGTAGACGACTTAGTATTTGCTACTGGTGCATTAGCAACGGTTCTAACGGGGCGTTTAGTGTCGAGCTTAGCAGCAAGTGCACAAGGATATATTGCAAATGTGGCCGCAAAGAATAAATCTTTAGTGGCAGATGCTGCATTAGCTAAAAAAGCGAAAGAAGCAGCAATTGCAGAAAACCAAAGAGCACTTCTAGAGCAGGCTGCTGCAAAAAGGCAGCTTGCAATGGCTCGCAATGATGTAACGCGAACAGCTGCAATTAATATGCTAGCGATTAAAAATACTCAAGTAGCAGCAACACAGCAGGCTGTAAATGCTACAACAAACGCGTATGGCCCTATTGCTCGCAGAGCAACTCTTGCAGCTCGTGGTCTTAGCGCTGTAATGGGCCTTTTAGGTGGGCCTGTTGGCTTAATTATGACCGCTGGCATTGCCCTCACCTATTTCGCCACCAAGAGTGATGATGCTAAAGACTCTGTTAATGAACTAAAAGAAGCAACAAAAGATCTAAACCCTTATGCAAACCTCACGGGTAAACAAGCTGAAGGTTTGTTGCTACTTGCCCAAGGGAGAATAAAAAATGCAATACAGCTAGCTGATGAAGCTAGACAGCGGTTTAACAATCCATTTCTAAAAGGCAAGTTTTCTGACGTTGAAGCTGCAGAGAAACGAGTTACCGATCTTAAGAATGAGATAGTTGCTCTGCAACAGGTTTTGGCTATTAAAGAAAAAGAACAACCAAGATCAGCTTCAATAGAATCATCAGCATTGCCTGAAAACATTAAGCGATTGCAAGAAAGTTTACTAGGCGAAGAGGCAAGATTAAAAGCAAGCTTTGACAAGCGACGACAAATGGTGATCACTGCTCGTGAAAATGATGTAGCTAATAAAGCAAAATATGATGCCATTCTTAAGCAGTTAGATACAAAGTATTCTGACGATGTAAAAGCATTGGTAGAAAAGCGTGAAGCTGAAAAAATTCGCATTCAAAACCAAGCGGAAGAAAAGCGTAAAAATGACTTACGCAGAGATCTAGATAATCGTATAGCTGTTATTAAAGGGTTTGCAGATAGAGAGCAACTAGCGGCCTATAATAATGAGCTTCGTGTAGAGCAAGCAAGGCAACAAGCACGTGTTGATGCAAAACGCCGCGCTACTTTAGGTTTGGCTGCTAACGATGACAGTGGCGAGCTGCAATACAATGCGGATAATCAAATTCGAGATCTTGAACGTCAAACTGAATTAAATGCAGCTGCCGGCTATTATTCTCAGCGTGAAGCTGATGAGGCTGCACACCAAGAGCGTTTATTTCAAATTAAGAACCGCTATGCCGGTGCCCTACAAAGTAACATTGTTACCTTCGCTAACTTTGAAAAACAAACTGAAGCAGATAAAGCACAAGCTATTGTCGGTTTAGGTGCTGCCACATTCAAAACCATGGCAAGCCAAAGCAAAACGGCGTTTAAAACATATAAAGCGTTTGCTATAGCACAAGCCATTATCAATACTTATCAAAGTGCCACGGCCGCATTTAACTCTCTTGCAGGTATTCCAATTGTGGGCCCTGTTCTAGGTGGTGTCGCTGCAGCGGCTGCAGTCGGACTTGGCTTACAGCAAGTTAGGCAAATTAAAAATCAACAGCCTGCAGGTATTGCGCATGGTGGTTTAGATTACGTACCTAATGAATCAACCTATGTATTACAACGCGGTGAGCGTGTACTAAGTCCTAAACAAAACATCGAAATTAGCCAAATGGCGCGCCGCTATAACGCAGGAACTGCTGCAGCTAATGATTCAGTTAGTCGTGGTATTACGTTAAGCATTACAAACCAAATTAACGTAAAAGGCTCAGCAAATGAACAAAGTGCTCAGCTTATTGGCCAAGACATTGCGCGTGAAGTGGTGGGTGTTGTTGTAGCGAACATTCAAAGTAATGGTGCAATTATTCGCTCTATACGCGGAGCTGCTTAGTTGTTAAGTGATTGAGATTCGTGTAAAAAGGAATTTTTAAGCGAGGGAATGTTGATGTTATTGTTATATAAAAGAAACAAAAAAAACTACGGTGCTTTAATCGCTATTGTCATTGCAACTATCAGTTCAATTATATCGCTAGGATTATTTTATTTCCGCTTTGGCTTTGACTTTAGTGCAAAAATTACTGAATGGGTTAATACAGCAACTTACTTTAACAACCTTCTTTCACCAATATTCTTATTTATCACGATTTTGCTTCTTTATTGGACTTGGCGAGATACAAAAGAAGCTCTTGAAATACAAAGTAAAGAGCTTGCGTTACAACGAAGAGAACTAAAAAGTAACCGCTCAATTCAGGAGAAACAGCTTAAAAATCAAAAACTAAAGGATGATCTGGATATTTTTTCTAGAAGAATAAATGAACTAGATAAGAGATTTGTTTCCCCTTTAAGTGAAAAAGAATTAATTTATTTTTTACCTCATTTTCTTAGTGCTTTACAAAACAACGACCTTTTACAAAATTGCTATAATAAAGTGATGGATCAGGCTTATGTAAATAAGCCTAACATTGAAGAAATGATCATGGAAATTTCAAAGTACGTCTATGGTGAAAAGTTCAACATAGATGATGCTATTAGAGACTATTTATCACTCAGTATTTCCTTGAAAAAGCAATGCCTGTTACAGTACTTATTTGAAATAAATGCATACAGAAACGAAATTTTAACTGTTATGATTGGGCAAATATTAATTAATTCGAATATGTTCAAGAGAAGGATTAAAACTCTTGAGCGATTACTTGGTAGAATTGAAAAAGTATCAAGAGCCGATACTTATATCTATATTGAAGAACTTGTATTACATTTTGATATAGAAATTATTTATCTATTGAGTGATGCTGGATACCTTAATATTTCAGAAAATGTAAACAAAGCTATTAGAAAAATTTAACTACTTTCTATGTAACCCCCTTTCCAGCCGAAAGCTAATCCCCTTAATTTTATATTCGTTACCAGTGTTTTACTTAACCCCTGGTAACGATGACAGTCCTACTCCCTTACCCAAACGGCAAATGCGCTCAACTCACTGGCCAAGATGAAGTTGTCGGTATTGTTGTAGCTAGCATACAAAGTATTGGAGTAATTATCAGTTCAATACACGGGAGCTTAGTTGTTAACTAATTGAGATTCGTGTAAAAAGGAATTTTTATACGAGGGAACGGTAATGGGTATTTTTATTTATGTATTTGTATTGGTGACCATACTTTTAAGTGTTTTATGTTATTTCTTTGATCAGTTTAGTTTTAATCTAGATACCCCTATAGAAAACTGGGTTAATACTGCCAGTTACTTTAATGGAATTTTAACACCCCCGTTATTGGCTATTACGTCTGTCTTGATTTATCTCACTTGGGAAACAAGTAAGAAGGAGCTGAAAGAAACAAGAATAGTTATGAAGCAACAAAGCAATACGATAGATAGACCTTTTTCGTATCAGATTTTTAAAGACAAAATTGAACGGTTTGATAATGCGTTAAATAGACCTTATGGCTACGACTCTTTTCTTGAAGTATATAGTTGGATTAATGAGAACCAAATAGATGAAATCGAAAAATTGAGAAGTACCTATAAAAAGACGGATGTAAATATCAAAAATCCAATTAACGATTGGCCAACTTATCTAACACACGTCTTCATAAAACATGATTTGTTTAAAATTCCATTTTTGGAATTGCTAACTTTAACAGAGCAAGATCTAAGTAAGTTAAAGCTAAATCATGAAAATGATATTGTATTTTTAGCTAAAAAATTAACTCAAAAAAAATTAGAAAGCTCTATTTTACAGAAAGATGAAACTAGCGATTTCCTAAAGTTAATTAACCAATACAGTTTAATAAAGGACACAATCTCATCGTGTAAAGATGATAATCTAAAGTCTCTTTATGAAGAAGAATTAGATTTCGTGATCCTTGACGATGTAAGAAAGAAAATAGATTATATGCTTAGACTTCAAAAACTAATTTAACGATGTAAACCCCTTTCCAGCCGAAAGCTACTCCCCTAAATTTTATACTCGTTACCAGTGTTTTACTTAAAGCCTGGTAACGATGACAGTTCCACTCCCCTTACCCAAACGTCCTAAACGCTCTAACTTTAAGTTGGTGCCAAATAGCCAAGTGCATTTAAACAAAGCCAATAACGCCACTGAGGTGTATGACCTGGAAGGTGCCTATTGGGAGTTTGAAATTGAATTAGCTAATGTGCCCGAGCGTGAAGCGTTGGCGCTTGATGCGTTTATTGCCAGCCTGCGTGGCCAGGTGGGCACGTTTACTCTATTTGATTACCGTCGTGAGCAGCTTGATAAAGACTTTACTGGGTATGTGCGTGGTGCAAACCAAGACGGTAACATTCTGAACCTTGATGGTTTACCTCTAAACCAAACCTTGTTAGTTGCTGGCGAACGTATGCAAGTGGGCGTTGGCCAAAATACTGAGCTGAAAATTTTAACCGGTGATTTGGTCAGTGATTCACTAGGCCGTGCAACGGTCGTGTTTGAATCACCCCTGCGTAAAATCCCTGCTGATAACACCTTAATCACCTTTAAACAGCCGCGTGGTTTGTTCCGCCTTGCGGATAACAACCAGGGTATCGATAGCGCTGAATACAAAAAAGGCATTGTCACCAGCTGGAAAATTAAAGGACGGGAGGCGTTTTAATGGAGTCGTTAAACGCTGGGTTACTTGCTGATTTAGCCAATAGTGGCCGTGCCCGTTACTTTGTTCGCTTGGCATTTAAAAGCGGTGATGTATTACTGCATACGGGTGTGGGTGAACGTCTCTTTAAAAACTTAACCTGGCATGGCTTAGGCATGCTGGGCACTGTGAGTGAAATACCCGCTAATGACAAGAACGACAGCGCCCGTATTCGCTTAACCCTGCACACGCAAGACACAGCGGTGCTTGCTGAAGTCGCTGAGAATGACCCTATTGGCCATAGATGTGAAATCTACCTTGTTACTGTGGATGAACACTACCGCGTAAGCCAAAGCCAGCTGCTTGAAAGTGGTTACATTGTGGCATGCGATGTAGAGCGCGGTGCAGTATCACAAGTGCAATTAAGTGTGGCAGGTGAAAGTGAGCGTTGGAAGGAATCACGCTTACACCAACGCTGGAATGATGCCACACAACGCGCCCTCTACCCTGATGATGCCTTTTTTAGTGAGCAAGCGTCTGCCAATAAACAAAATCTACCTGACACACAACCAGGGAACTACATAGGGAATAAACGCCGTGAACGCCACCGTTAAACTTGCCGCCTTTATAAACAACCGTAATTGCATGCCGTTTAAATGGGGAAAAAATGATTGCTGCCTATTGGTGGCCGATTGGGTTCGCTTTGCTACGGAAAAAGACGTTGCTGCAGATTTTAGAGGTAAATACCGCTCTGAGAATGGTGCATTTAAACAGCTTTTTAAACGTGGTTTAAACGATGTTCAAAGCGTCTTTAAAGACCGTTTAAACCGTGAAATTCCTATTGCGTATGCGCGCCGTGGTGATTGCGCCCTTGTTGAATTTAACGGTGAACTTGTTGGCGGAATTGTGACAGTTAATGCCGTTGTATGTGTTGGCGAAAATGGGCTTGTGACTAAGCCTATGAGCTGCGTAAAAGCGGTTTACCCATTGGAGCCGCGTCATGTCTAAAGTGGTCGATACCGTAGTAGACACAGGGGGCGATTTATTCGGCATTGGTCGTAGTCTCTTTGATAAGACGGTGGGTGCACTGTGGGACTCGCTTACCCCTGATGTACCTGAAGAGGACCTTGCAACACTTGCTAAGGGCTTACAAAAAGGCATAGACCAACCGCGCCGCATTACCTTTGGTCGTGACCGAGTTGGTGGGGTTATTGCTCACCAAGCTGAAGTTGAGCGCGATAAAAAGAAGTTTGTTCAAATGGTGGTGCTGATCAATGGTGCCCCAATTGATGCCCTCGAAGAAATCTACATTGCTGATAAGCCATTGACTGAATACCCAAGCGAAAGCTGGGACTATGAATTAAGTGATGGCCGTCATACAACCGCGAACAGTAAAGCCATTGCTAAAATGGCAGGCTGGACAGCGGCACACATTGGGTATGGCCAAGCACACATCTTTGTCGAGTTTGAAAATAACCGTGAAGTGTTTCCTGATGGTATTAGCGATACTGAGTTTTTAATTCGCGGTGCCCGGGTGTGGGACCCTCGCGATACAAATCAAAACCCTGATGATGAAACCACGTGGCTTTGGTCACAAAATGCAGTGTTATGTACCCTGCACTATGTGCGCTTTTATGGCGCACATGAAGTCCCTTTTGAGCGCTTACCCCTTGAGTGGTGGATTGCGGCCATTAACGTATGTGATGAAGAGGCCGAGTTTACTGATAAAAACGGTAATGTCACGACTGAGCCACGTTATACAACCAATGGCAGCTTTACATTCACGACTAAGCCCCTAGATGTATTAAACCAACTCGAAGCCTGTTTTGCGGGTAAGATTTTTAGGCAAATGGGCCAATGGTATGTACGCGTGGGTGCCTGGTATGGCAACCCAACATACACGATTAATACAGATGATGTTCACGGCAACATTAAGATTAAATGGCATGCCGATTTACGCGACCGTGCAAACGTTGTTCGTGCCACATTTACCGACCCCGAACAAAACTACGAGCGAACTGATGCACCACCCGTGATATCAGCCGCATACCAAGAGCGTGATAACCAAGTATTAGAAAAATCAATTACCCTGCCTTTTGTTAGAAGCAGTACCACAGCACAACGGCTAGCCACTATACACCTTGAGCAAACACGCTTAGGTGAGATTGAATTACCCCTTAAACATAAAGGGTTGGCCGCTGCTGTTGGCCGTACGGTCTACTTAAACTTACCCAGTGATTCGATCACCAATAAAATCTACCGTGTGACAGAGCGCCGTTTTCGCTTAGATGGCGGCGTAACTCTACTGTGTATTGAAGATGGCCCTGGCTTGTGGGGTGATAACTTTATACCTGGCGCACAAGATTTAACCCCGAACAGTGATTATTTAGTAGGCCACCCACAGCCTATTTTTGATGTACGGGTAGTGATAGATGGGGATGGTAACGGCGTTGTAAAATGGAACCACCCTGCACCACTGGCTGTGCATGAATACGATGTCGAGTTTACTAATACATCATCCAATGAGCCTGTATTTAAAACAACGGTTACATACACACAAGTCACCATCCCTAAGCTTGCACTTGGTGAATACACCGCACGTATTAGCGCTAGAAATATTTTTGGGCAACGCTCTGATACTGTCGGTGTACAGTTTAGCGTGCTTACGCCATTGATACCGGTTGTGCATGTACTGGCTGATTATAACCAAATCACCCTTACAGCCGAGCTTGCTGCAGCTGGCATTGGTACCCAGTTCGAATGGGAGTTCTTAGGCACAGCAGCACAGCCTCAATCCGGTGAACGTGTTTTAGCACAGATTTATAACCGTATCGGCTTAAAGAGTGAAACTGAGTATAAATTTAGAGTACGCAGTGTAAACCACTTAGGTTCATCCACATGGGTGAATGTTTCGGCGACTACAACGACTGTAGACTTAACTGCGTTTATTAATAATGTTGAGTTAACCCAACTAAGTCCTGATGCACAAACCCTTATTGCAGACATTAACACCCAGGTTGACCGTTTGCGCCCGAGTACTGAAAATAACTTACCCGCTGTACTTGAAAAAACGGTTAATGGTTTAAACCTCGAAAAACGCCACCGTCAAGACATTGAAAAAGGCATATTCGATTTATCAGCCAATTATACCAATTGGCGTCAAGAATACGAACGTCGTCAATTAGGTAATGAGCGCTTAATTGATGCCGTGGTATACGTTGACCCTGAAAACGGCCTTATTGTTAACCGTGCATTTGCGTATACCGATGAAGCGTTTAACGAGGCTAATCTATTAATTGACGGCGTAAACGCCAGTATAGCCCTACAAGCTAACCGCATTACCCAAAGTGACACCCGCTTAGAACAAGCCGAGTCTGAGCTTGAAGTACAAGCAGGAAAAATAAGCCAACGCGCCACATTTACAGAAATGCGCACCGAAATAGCCGGTGCTATTGAAGCATTAACCCCTGCATATAGCTGGCACTTTAACACCTCAAACGAGGGATTTACCGGCGATGTAACGTACAGCGCACTTGGGTATTTAACCATTAACACCACGGCTTACACCCCTGCTATTAGCTTTGTTGCTAATGATAATCCCATGCTGCGTATTCGCTTTAGAAAACACGCCAATTCACCGTGGTTAGGTAATATTTACTTAGGCGAATCGCAGTTATTAGTGAACGTGTTAGAGCCAGAAACAGAAAGCTGGGAAACACGAAACATCGACCTAAGCAGCGAAGATGGTTACATCGGTAACATTGCAGGCTTAAAGTTTGACCTAGGCCATGTTGATATTGATTTTATTGAAATAGGCAAGCGAGGTGTAAATGATTTAGCGCTCAATGATATAACCGCCCGCGCCACTATGCTAGAAAATGACATAGATGCCGCCACAGGGGTAATGGCGCAGTATGCAACGACTAAATGGGTCGATGAATTTGGCTATCAAACTGAGTCTAAAGTAAACCAAACACTTGACACATTTAACAGTACGTATCAAGTGAGCGCCACACTTAAAAAGCTTACGGATAACGACACCCTTGAAAAAGCAAACGCAGCGCAGCATTTTATTAATGGTGCTGAGGCATATATTAAAACGCAAATTACTGCGTTTAATGCCGCCGAGGGCAGTATTGATGCTAAGTTTTCAAACGTTGAGCAAAACTTAAGCGCAATAAGCGGCACTATCAGCGATAACATCGTGCAAGTGCGCGGGCTTGAACTTGAGCTTAAAAACGCAAATTTAAACGATGTGATCGCCGCTGCTAACCAGTTCATTCAAGGCAATGAACTTGCACAGCAAGGTGTAAAATTAGCCGTTGCACAGCGTAACTTAAAAGCCAATGCCACCGACATAGAGGCCGTGGCACAAGAGTCGCTTGAGCTAAGTGCCCTGTTAGGGCAAAACCAATCACAAATTCAGGCACTAAACACAGCGTTTGTAAACGAACAGCAAGCAACTGTAGCGCGCGACGAACGATACCAAGCAACGTTTGAAAATGTAACTGCCCGCTTTAGTGATGTAACCACGGCGATTGCCAGCATTGATCAAGCAAACACAGTTCGCGACCAAGAATTTGAATCATTTGTTGCCGATACTGTATCAAGCTTTGATGAAGTGGCCGAAACCTTTGCAAGCCAAAACCAAGCTTACACAACGCTTGAGCAAACGCTGACTTCGAAAATAAATACAGACACTGCTGAGGCGAAAACCCAAGCCATTGCTTCGGCACAAGAGTACACCCGTACTGCCGTCGGTTACTGTTTGGATGCTCAAGGCAATATCACTAATAGTAATGATGCGGTGCAATGTGTTGCGCAAGGAGGTTCATGGGTTGAGGGTCCTCTTGCTGAATTTATTGCCAACATGCAAATAAGTGACGGTGCCAATAACGCCAGCATTAAGCAGCTACGCCAAGTATTTAAAACGGTTGATGGTAAGTTGGTTGCCCGTGGCGGCTGGCAGTTAGATAACAACGGTCGCGCTGTGGCAGTTGTCGGTTATAACGATGGCCAAGTTGGTAACTTAGATTTGGTAGGTGATGTAATTCGCCAAGGCGTGATGGTCGGCAATACGTTTGTGCCCACGTCATACGTTGATAACACGGATCCTGCTAACCCAGTGCATAACTTTAAGGGCCGATTAATTTTAGATGATGGCCATACAGTTGAAAGTCTTGAAGACATAAAAGCACAGAATGGTTCGGGCTCTTTTACTTTAAAACCTACAGCCAATGTGGCTGTAACTCCTACAGAGATAGTGTGCACTGGCGGACTTGGGTGGGATGCGGGTGGTTATGGCTTAGAACTTTATTCAGGTGATTGTTTTGTATCTTGCAACATGATAAATGCCGAAAACCGCCTGATGATGGGTCTATCTAAGGATTCAGGGGCAAGTCCTACCTATACTTCGATAGATTTCGCTTTATACAGAGACAAGGCTAGCAATGTATTAGTTTACGAAAGCGGCACAAATCAAGGGGTGAAAACGACGATGACCGACACAGATGTGATGTCGGTGGTGCGTGTAGGAAGCAAAGTGGAGTACCGTAAAAATGGTCTGACTTTTTATGTCTCCACAGTTACACCCTCGGGGTCTTATCGCTTCGATTGTTCCTTTTTTGCTGAGGGTGATAAATGTACCAACATCACTATGGGTGAAATGTTAAAAGGTGATACAGGCAATACGGGGGCTAAGGGTGCTGATGGTAAGGATGGTAAAGACTCGGGCAGCATTAACCTTGTTGATCATTCAGAACAATGGGTCATTGGCCGTCGTGGCTCACAAGGCCTATTTATTCAAAATGGATCTAGTGATGAGAATATCATTATTGCCGATACAGGTCCGCTTGGGACTGTTGAATCTATATGGTATGCACAAGCGGGTAATAATAGCTCAGACGGTGGTTGGAACATTAATAACATTCCCATTAACCACGAAAAAACCTATCGATTTTCAGTATGGATGAAGCAAGAGCTTGGCAAAGCGAATAGCCTGTATTTGGGATGTGATGATTGCTTAACTTTAGCAGGGGCTACAAATACTAACCCCTATTTTTGGTCGGGTGATTTACCACAATTAAATAAGTGGTACTTAGTTGTTGGAGTGTTACATTCATCTAAAAAAACCAGTGGTACTATATCGGGCTTATCGGGTGTATATGACCCTGAAACGGGCAAGCGTGTATTAGTTGGTACTGATTTTAAAAGTATCGCTAATCGTAATGTACAAACCCACCGCGCTTATCGTTATTACGTAACAAACCAAGGCCACACGGCTAAATTTGCGCGTCCTCGTATGGAAGTAATGGATGGTGGCGAGCCCTCTGTATTTAGCTTACTGGGTACTCTTACTACAACCGACCCTGGTACCCGAGGCGCAGGACGGTATGATATGGGTACCGCAACGGGAGTCTGGTCTGATACTACCGCAAACAATATCGTACCCAATGGTGTGCCTGTAATAGGTGATGTGGTGACGATATTTAAGGCCAGTGATCCTAAAGTACAAACCACTAAACGTTATACCGGTTCAACGTGGCAATCTTATGCACTACATATCCATGGCAGCGCCTTAGTTGAAGATACGTTGGACGGTAATGTATTACGCGCGGGCACGCGTATCGAATCACCTCGTATTGATATGATAGGCACCAACTTTTTAAAAGTGGAGTTTGTAAACGGGTTTGGCCCTGATAATTTATGGTACTGGTATGGGCCCAAAATTCTAGTGAATGGCTTGCCCAACCTAAATGCGCTAACAAAGGAAAACGCGAAAGAATGGAAAGACGTACAAGGTAATTCATTTACGCGCGGTACCTTTATAGCCGGTTCACTAGAAACCAGCGCCTCAACCTCACAACTCATTAGTACACCCACACAAGAAATTGAATTTACCAGTAACGGTGGGTTAATTCACTTTGCTGTTAGTTATTCACATAGACGTTCGGTGTATGGCCCCCGTGATGGCTCTCCTACCTCAGTTTATTGTCCTAGCAGTCCTGTTATGTCACCGGTTAGTGGCACAGTGTACTTAGAGCGATGGACGGGTTCTTCATGGGTTGTTATTCAACAAAAAAGCATTACGGGTAATTATGGGTGTAGTAACGGCTTTTTCGAGGGAGATCCTGATGCATCCAACAGTCCATATATTGCTAGAACTAGTTCAAGCACCACATTCACAACCACAGAAACCCGCAGTGCCGGATACGTTAAATACCGTGTTCGTGCTGCGCTTAATGCGTTTGTATCAACCCCTCATGTTGGCCAATATTTATCAATTGCGGCTAGTGAATAGCCGCAAATACTAAGAGGATTAATCATGGCAACCTATACCGCCAATCAAGTAAGCATAGACAACGGCTCAAAGCTCATTATTGTAAACAGCAATGAAAGCCCTGAAAGCGTGAGCCAAGGGGATTTTATTCAAATAGCAAACTACCCGCTGGCAGAAATAAACCGCACTTTTTTAAATACAACCGGCAATCATATTATTGAGTTGGTTAAAGTTTGGAAACACAGCGATCAAATCAGCCAGCCCGCAATTGTGGTACCCACTACAGTTGATTTTAAAGCCACGGTTGATGCATTAAAAAAAGCAAACATTTTAGTCAATGATAACACCCAAGCTATGCAGAATTGGCAAACAAAGCTAGGTGAAGTCACGTTTAAAAATATTGACGAAACCCAAACAACCATAAAAACATTAAAACAGATGGAAAGCGATTTTAATGAGCTTATGGCGCGACTTGAGGCAGGAAATACTGAGGATATAGAAAGAGTTGTAGTTGTTGGCGCTTCGATTATGTTTTCTGCATATGGTAAAAGTCTAACTGAACCAAGTGTCGAGGGAACGCAGGCGTTTGTTGATCAAGGAATTACGGGGGTTCCTGTTTATGGCTACTGTTTCCCAGACGAAAACATGTCGCAGTTACTTCCCCGCGTTCAAGAGGCAGTTGCACACTTCGATGCTGCAAGCACGTTGTTTATTTTTCATGGTGAGGGGAATTCAATAACTCAATCTCGCCCTTATGCTGGTATGGCTCAAGCAACACACGATAAATTTAGTAATGAACTTGATGCAATTCTAAATGCCTTTTCAGGTACAAACTTTATATTGTCCGAGGCATCATTCAGGGCGTATGCTGATCCAGCAGGCGTTTTTGGTAGAGATGCGTTCAACGATGAGCAATTAGGTTCTTTGCCTTATAATATAGCTTATAACCACCCTAGAATATTAAATTTACAGCCTGAATATGTTGATGATAATGGTTTTAGCGTTGTCGATTTTTACAATCATTTTAGGAATGACTTTGAGAAAATTCTCGGCTCAGACGGTGTTCACGTTACAGTTCCTTATGGTGTTGATTCGATCAGGCAATTCCTACCAGCTCGTATTAAATTTGCCATATTAGGAGGAGAAAAACCCGCACCAATAATACCTGCCCAAAAAGATAATGTGACAGGTATAGAGGCTAAAGCAACACTTTCATTTGGTTATAAAGATGAAAGCTTACAAAATTCAATAAACGTAGAGGCAGCAAAGCTTGGCCAGGAAAAATACCTTAAATCAGATTTGGGTGTTCCAACACCTTACATTTACAGCATGCAGTCATCTGATCCAAGATCAACAGGCAACAACTTGAATGGTGCAAACACAACTGGCATTGCTGATTACGCTGGTGATATATACTGCGATCAAATGGTAAGTGATAGCTGCTATGCGCAACAAGGTGTAATTATAACGCACAAAGTTAAAGGACTTACCCCAAACAGCAATTATATATTAGAGGTAGTTGCTAACAGAAATTCAACTGAGCAGAGAGTAACAAGCTTAGACTTTGGCTCCGGTTCTATTGATATAAATACAAGTGAGGATATTCCACAACAACCTCAGTCAATACAAGTAATGTCGAATAGCCAAGGTGAGATAGCATTTAGCCAGACTGATAAATTAGGCTCATTTAGCTACCTTGGAGCGTTTAGTATTGATAGAGCTTAA